TCTGATTCCAAGTAAAAAAATTGAAGTATCGGCGGCACCGATAGAGCGAAAAATAATACAACCAATTATGCCGCGTGAGATAGACCTCAAAGAGCCATATTGGTATGTAGTCTCCGATAAGAATGTGGAAGAATTTTTAGCAAGAATAGAGAAAGACCAAGGTCAAGTAGTATTCTTCGCTATGAGTGTGCCTGACTATGAATTAATGGCATATAACACTCAAGAACTCAAAAGATATATTAGAGAATTAAAAGAAGTAGTAGTTTACTATAGAAAGGTCACAGATGTTCAACCTGATAAAGAATCTACTAATTAAAAGAAGATTAGAAAAAGCTTCAAGTTGGTTTGACAAACACTTTCCTGCGCAAGAACGTTTTGAAGATATAGAAGATTGGCTAGAAGAGCTAGAGGAAAGAATACTTAAATTAGAAGCAGATAGTCACCCTCCAAAAGATTTGTGTGAATTTGATAGTTGGGAGTCTATAGATAATAGAATTAAAAAATTAGAGGAAAAGAGTGGACATTAATAAATTAATTGATATCTTAAAACAAGGCATAGTAGAAATACAGTTTAAAAGTTTAAAAAGTGGCAACATTTACAATAGAGAATATACTCTACATGAAAGTATGATGCCCTTGAAATTCAAACAATCAAACGCATCTGATAAAATCTTATGCTATGATGTAGAATTTCAAAAAATGGAGGATATAGAAGTATCTAGTATAGAATACTATAAGCCTCTACAAAAATTGTCCTAGCAATAGGAAAAGGCTCGCAAGAGCAAAAGGAGAGAAGAATGTTAGAGTTCTTTCAATGGGTACAGGCTTGGATAGCCGTAATCCCAACAATCGTAATGTTAGCTTCGTTAATTGCGGCTCTGACTCCAACCCCAGTTGATGATGGTTGGATGAAGAAAGTCTACAAATTAGTAGACTGGTTCGCATTAAATGTGGGTAAAGCAAAGGATAAATAATGTCCGATAGCGCAGACAATACTCGCAATGAAGTCCAAATAGACCTTGATAAGTATATGAGATTAGTCGAGAAACTCGACGATGCCGAAGATACTATCAAACTGTTAAAGGATGAAGCTAAAGCTGCCAAAGCTCAACTAGAACCACCAAAAAGAAAGTTTATGGATTTGTTTTTAGACGACAATGATATAAATGAAAAAGCAATCATTGGATTTATTTCCTTTGGATTGATGACTATTTTTGGTTTATGCGATTTAGTTACTGCTTTTATGGGGCAAGATTTGGTCATTTCTGATACAATCTACACCTCATTCGTAGTAGTTACTTTAGGTGCATTTGGTATCAGCGAAGCAGGGAAAGCCTTTGGTAGCAAATAAAAATAGTTCTTGACATTTGGTTAATTTTTCTGTATAATATACATATTATGAAAAATAACAAAAAGCAAAAACAATCTAAAACGATTACTTCTCTCCGCAAGGACAGGAGTAGTCGTTTTTCTTTTTGTGAATACTGCCCAGGCATACCAAAAAAGGAATGTACTGGCTATAAATGTTGGATTAGATGAATTTATTTTACTTAGACGAAGATTTAGATAAGTGTGCAGAATACCATGTGGATAAGCATATTGTTAAAATGCCTCTCGAGGCTGCACAATTGCTATGCACAGCTGTATGGGTTGACCACTTACTAGGTTTCGTCCCTCGTGCATTAAATGCTGAAGAACGAGAAGTATTGAATAAGTCCAAATCTGAAATCAAACATTTACCAATGGAAGAACGACCTTTGACTCCATATCTACCAATGATGTACAATCATCCTTGCACGATATGGACTAGGTCATCTTTAGATAACTTCGAGTGGGTTCACTGCTATGCAAATGCTCTTAATGATGAGTACCATTATCGTTATGGCAAGTTACACAAGTCAGTGATTGAAGTAGTCAATCGACTGCCCGAACCTAAGAATATGCCCCGCAAGGGACTCACTCCATTTGGCATGGCTATGCCAGACGAGCTAAAAGATGAAAATGATGTCATTGGCTCGTATCGTTTATACTATCATACAGATAAAGCAACCTTTGCTAACTGGTCGCACAGACCACAACCCGATTGGTGGGACGAAGGACTTGCATGGACTGACAGGAGAATAACTGCAAAATGAAAATAACAATTTATAGCAAACCAAATTGCCCTTATTGTACTATGGCAAAGAATCTAGCAGAAATGAAAGGTGCTGAAGTAAGATATCTTATGCTTGGAGAAGACTTCGATGCTAAGAATTTTATGGCAGAGTTTCCGACTGCTCGAACTTTCCCTCAGATTATACTGAACGGCAAGAAAATTGGAGGTTATACAGAACTGGAGAAAGCACTTAGTGAGTAGTATTTTCAGTAAAAAGAAAATTGATTATAAATTTCAAGAAGATAAAATTCTTAGAATGGTAAAGAATTATATTGATAGCACTTATGGTGCTCACTATTCCATGAATAAGATTCAATCTACAGAGTTTATTGTAGACGCAGGACATGCTGATGGTTTCTGTATTGGAAACATAATCAAGTATGCTCAAAGATATGGTAAGAAAAACGGAAAGAACGAAATAGATTTACTAAAAATCATTCATTACACAATTATTTTATTAGGAAGTGAAGATGGCAATAAAAAGTAAATCACATGAAAAATTAACAGATACTAACATACAACATGTAGTATCATTACTAGAAGCAGATAATCCTATCACGAAAAAGGAAGCCTGTGAAATTCTGAATATTAGGTATAACACGACCAGACTTCAGAAAATTATAGATGACTGGCGTGATACAATGGAGTTTCGTGAAAGGCGTCGCTCCATGAATAAAGGTAAACCCGCGAGTGAAGATGAAATCAAAACAGTAGCTCAAATGTATATTGAGGGATTTAACATTTCTAGTATAGCTCAATCCATCTATCGTTCTCCAGCTTTTGTGAAAGCGATAGTAGAAAGGATTGGTATTCCTATGAAACTTGCTGCAACAGATTATGAAGGCATACGAAATGCTATGCTTCCAGAGCAGTGTGTAAGTGATAGTTTTAAGGAAGGCGAAATAGTTTGGGCAATTCGTAAGAATTTTCCAGCAAAAGTAATACGAGAACACACAAACATAGACTACGAAGCTAGATATGGTTGTAAGTGTTATTTAATATATACAATTGAAGAAAATGATTTTGAAGGAACATTCTTTCCCCATGTACAATATGGTGGAAGATATTCGTCTCAGCTCGCATATGACTTAGGAAGTCTAAGGCATTTGGAGCAATATGGAGTTAAGTTTATTAATTAAAATAGTAATAGCCTTCTATATTTCAGGAGTAGCTATTTCAATGTATACAATATATTTACCAAGCTATAGAATCATATGTTCAATTGATAGAAATAATATATTGGCAAAGAAACCAATCTTATCTTTTCTTATAGTGTTAGTAATCTTTACCATAATGTTTCCATTTATGGCATGGATTATATTATTTGACGACAAGATAGAGAAGTTTCAAAATGGTTTTATAAAAGGAGCAATGGGAATAAATGATAGAAAATAAAGAATTTGACGTATTTTCGAGTTATGTAAAGGGCGACCTTCAAGCAGACACTATAAAAATAGGAGAAGATTGGGGCTGTGCTTTCTACAAAAATGGAGAGTTTATTAAAACAGAAACTTACAAGGGACATAGTGAATCATATGCAGAAGATGCTGCTGATAACTATGTATTTGGAATTAAAAAATTATAATGGCAATTTGGTATATGAAATTATTAGAAGAACAAAATGGAATGATTAGTATTCCAAATCAGTTTCCAAAAGATAAATATGTAGAATCTGAAAATAAAAATCAAAAACATAAAGGTTGGTATTGGGATTCAGAAACTAAAAAATTCTACAGGTGGGATAACTTCCCAAGGAGATAAATATGAACTATTTATTAGAAGCATTATGTAAAAAATTAGAAGGCGAAATCGCAGTATGCAAAGCAAATGTTCTTGCATATCAAAGAAATTCTGTTGGAATTGGGGAACACCCAGAGATTGTAGAAGCTATCGAGTCTCAGGTTGCTAAATTAGCAGAGGCCGAAGATAAGTTAGAAGCAATCAAAAGACATTTTTCATAAGGAAACGAAAAATAGTTCTTGACACCGCCTTAAAATTTTTATATAATATAATTATATTTTAGAAGAACAGTTAATGAGTGATAGATTTTATATGCAACAATTACAAGCAACTGGATGGGCTCCAGGCTATCGTAATACAGACAGCATAGTAGAATACAAATCACGATTTGGCTCAATTAACAGGAGAAAAAGAATGTCTTGGACAGACGAGAAAAAACAAGAAGCAGTTGACATGTATGTCGCTGAAGAACCTACTCCAGAAAACAGTATGGAGATAGTAAAAGATATCGCAGAGCAGTTAGAAGAATCTCCAAACGGTGTTAGAATGATTCTTACAAAGGCAGGTGTTTATGTAAGAAAAACTCCAGCAGCTAGATCTTCAGGCGGTTCAAGCGGTGGTGGTAGAGTAAGTGTTGCTGACGCACAATCCTCCTTGACTAGTGCGCTGAGTGATGCAGGTCAGGATATTGATGAAGCAATCATCTCAAAACTAACTGGTAAAGCAGCAGTATACTTTACTACAGTAGTAAATAACTTAAACAATTAGTTTTAGTTTTTTAGCTAGGGTATCTTAGGGTACCCTAGTTTTTTGCATCCATAGTATGTAACCAAAAATTTTACAATTCAAATAATCATTTGTTAGATAAAATTGGAGGAACCATGACAAAGGATGAATTTAAAAGAAAATTAGATGAAGCAGGTGATGCTGTCATCACTTACAGAAGTAAAAACAGTAGAAAATTAAAATATAACATATGCACAGCTGACTTTTCAACGCCTTATATAGCTGAAAAGAAAAATCGTGCTAAAGAGTCAAAAGACACAGTCCTCTTATTTTGCTGGGACACAGACTCATATCGTCTATTAATGCCTAACAATGTGACTAGCATTGTACCAATGAATAGGATAATTAAAAATGATTGATTTAAGTGCACCAACAAAATATGAGAGAGTCATTACAGAAGGAGATACGGAGCAACTCCGTTTAGTAATCAATACCTTTAGGGGTGTTGAGTACCTTTCTCTCCGAAAATACTATTTAGACTTTGACGAAGAATGGTTGCCTTCAAAGGAAGGTGTATCCATGCCCATTGATATTGAAAATGTTCAGGAACTTTTTACAGGATTAGTTGAAATATTATCACTAGCAGAAAGTAAAAGTATATTGGAAGAAGAGTTTAAAGAAATTTTAGACCAAATTTACCAAAACTAAATTTAGTTCTTGACAAATCCTTAAAAGCCGTGTATAATATTATATATGATTATAAAAGGAAGTTTAAATTATGACCAATTTGGTCGCAAAAGAAAAAGAAAAGCAACAAGGGCGCGTTCGTCTAGCCAGGTCAGGACACATGGTTTTCATCCATGCAACACGGGTTCGAATCCCGTACGCGCTTCCAGTAAACACATACCTAGTGCAGAACTGAAGCCATATACACCGCCGAAAGATGACAGCTATAAGAAAGAAGTAAGTAAAAACTATACTGTTTCGATAGCGTACAACAAAGGTGCATATCAAGTGATTCCTAAGGATGAAGTCAAACATATCGGAAAATAGTTCTTGACACATGGTTAAATTTTTAGTATAATATATAAATGTTAGAAAATCTTATCAAGCGAGCATCAGCAGAGTATTATAAAGGCACTCCAATCATGTCAGATGAGGTTTTCGATCACCTAGTACAAATGGTGACAGAAGAAAGTATCGGTTATAAGAGTTCTTATGAAAGAAGATACAAGCACATGTTTCCTTTGTTCTCCCTCCAAAAAGTAATACAAGGCGTCGATTCCCCACCAGATTGGGGAAACGACGACTTTGTTACGACTGCAAAACTTGATGGTGCAGCTATAAGTATACTTTATGGTGGAGGTGAGTTTCAAAAAGCACTCACAAGAGGAGACGGAATAGAAGGACTAGACATTACTCATCTTATTCGTACACTAGTCCCGAATAAAATTAATTATGATGAGGTAATACAGATTTCGGGAGAAGTAGTAGCTCCCAAGGAGATACCTAATGCAAGAAACTATGCAGCGGGTGCGCTAAATTTAAAAGACAGCAAAGAATTTGAGACAAGAGAACTCAACTTTGTCGTACACGGAGTATCTCCCTACATTACAGACAACTATGTATCAGACATGAGATTTATTTCAAATCTTGGTTTCGATACAGCCATCGATAGTGACTACTCACAGTTTCCTCATGACGGCTCTGTATTTCGCGTTGCTCAAAACGATAGATTTGACGCATATGGTTATACAAGTCATCATCCCCGTGGCGCATTTGCCCTGAAGAAGCAGGAAACAGGAGTAGTCACCGTCCTCCAAGATGTAACTTGGCAAGTAGGTAAATCAGGTGCAGTTTCACCTGTTGCACACTTTGAGCCAATCGACATAGAGGGCGCGACAGTATCAAAGGCTACTCTACATAACAAGTCAATTATTGAAGCACTAAATTTAGAAATTGGATGCAAGATAGAAGTAATTCGTGCAGGTAAAATTATACCGCAAGTTTTAAGGAGAATAAATGACTGAAGTAGATATTTTAAAAGCAGAAATAACAGATTTAAACAAAAGACTATATGAAGCATATGAAAAAATCGCAAAACTTTCATCCGAAAGAAATAGAGAACAGCAAAAGAATATTCAAGAGTGCGACTCCTAAGTACACGATTGATTGGTATGTAAAGTGGGTGGCTTCACTCATTTTACTTTGTGCTATGGTAGTAAGAGCTG